TAGGTGGGAGATGAATTGCGTACTGCAATTTGGGGAAGGAACAGCCCTTTGAGCGTGGGGTATCTGGTAACGGTAGTTACCTTGACCACGAAGCTGCCACTTCTATAAGTGGGGGTAGTTCACTGAAGTAATTGGGGGGTTACTCCCCCCTAGAGTATCTTAGATTTAAAGGAGGAATAGCAGATGGCTAAAACTAAAGGACAAGTTACTACTACGAAAGGGCCAAAAGACTTAAAACCAATTGAAGAGACTATCGAGAATAAAGAGGCTGAAGAGGTTGTAGTTGTTGAGGAAAATACTCTAATTACCCCGATTACCGCTGAAGAGCGCGATAAATTGGTAGAGGTTTATCCACATTTTAGTGGCAGAAAATTTATTGCTGGTCGGTGGTATGAATTTGAGAAGGACAAAAAAGCATTAGTTACTGAGCATGTTAAGAAGCTTCTTCGAGATAGAAAACTCATTCAAATCTAGTTGCAATGTTTTGTGTTTTCTGTTAAAATTGGATAGGAGGGATTATTATGTTGCCTATTCTTATTAATACACTTAGACAGTATATTCAAGACATACCAACTGAAGAAACAGAAACTTTTATTGCGGATGGGGAGACTAAAATTTTTCAGTTAGCCAGCCATCCCATAATTGATAATTCTGACTATCCATTCTCCTTAATTTTTACTGAGGAGTCTCCAGAAGAAGAAGAAGAAGAAGAAGAAGAATTTACCGAGGAGTCACTAGAAGAGGGGTTTACCTTAATAAAAAATATAGGTAAATTAAAATTTGATAATCCTCCTGAACAAGGTATTATTTTGGAAGTTAATTATTTTACCGCGCAGCTATCAGATGAAGAATTAGAGGCTTGTTTAAACAGTGCTTTGGTTATGCATGATTCCGATTTAACTTGGGATACCTTAGAAAGTTCAGAAACTCCTTTTATTATTTGGTTGGCTGCTGCTTCAGCTTTTTATATGTTGGCTGCAAAATGGGCTACTCGAACACGAATTAAAGTGGAGACGGTTGATATACATAACCAACATATAGGCGGTTCTTATTTTAAAATGGCACAAACTATGGAGCAGCGTTATAAAGAAGCTAGTACCGGACAAATCTCTATATCTTCTTTTACACGCAGAGATGTTCGAACTGGCTTATTGGTGCCGTTACCGGAGGTGTTTTACGGAGAATGAACTACACACTAGCTAAGCAAATTGCTCAGTTTGTCAGAGAGAACGGCGGTAAAGTTGGTATTCGCCTTTATGATGTTTCTTCAACTAAAAATGATATTTACTGTGAATCTAAAAAGAAAAAATACAAGCCCCCGGTATTTGTGTATGGATTTGTTTATTTGGAACCCTCAGATGAAATGCTTACTGAAGTAGGTGCAGAGAAAGAATTAACTGATATTATAGTTAAGATTCCTAAAGAAGAGTTTAAAAGGGTTGGACTACTTACTAGAGATGATAAGCTTCTGGTAAATCAAGACGACTTGATCGAATTTAATACAACTACTTATAACATCTTTAAAATTAAACCTACGACATATCTTAATTCGCACTTAATGTACGCTATTGGAGGACAGAAAGTGAAGTGAGTGCTATGCAATTAGAATTTAAAATTTATACTTTTGGTTCAGTACAAGACTTTGCTTTGAAGCTTCAAAATGCCGCAGATATTGGACCCTTTAAAATTGAGCAAGCCATTCAAGAAGCGGCAGAAATTTATTATAATGAACTTTTTAATTTAATTGAAGTGGGGCACTCTTCTTGGCCTCCACTATCATCTGCATGGGTAGATCAAAAAATTCGCAAAGGCGGTCGTTCTGGTTTTTATCGTTTCCAAGATGAGTTTATTTCAAGTATTAAGATGGAATGGATTGATAATTCACAATCACGCAAAGCAATGTTTGTCGGAGTTCAAAGCGATACTCCCCATAGCGGTGGTATAACAGCCGGTGATTTAGCTATCGTATTAGAAGAAAAATATAATAGACCCCTCTTTGATCCCGCGTACCAAAGAGTAAAAGACGATATCAAAAAACATTTAGAAAATATCGCAGCCGAGTTAATAGAATAGGGGGCAGTATTATGATTTGGTTGAATGAAATTAATAGAAAATTAGTTACTCTCATTAGAGAGAATATTAAAGTTACTAACGAATCTGATGAGCTAGTGGCAGTTAATTGTGAGTTTGTCTTTGGCGAAGGAGAAGGTGAAGATGATAGCCCAAACTTACCCAAGATAGGTATAAGAATATATGATCTCCTTCTGGATAAAGAAAGAGTTCATATATCGAATCAACAATTTATTGAAGTATCACGAACCAACGACCAGGTGACAATGGATGAAGCTCCTGAACCATACTTGATTTTCTATGAGTTCATTGTTGTTACTGAGTATTATGAAGATATGGTAGACATCATTACACAAATACAACAATTATTTCCACCCAGAGGTACTCTTAATATTGAAGTTCCTGATTCAGGAGAACCACCGGATACGGTAGATTTATATATGGAGTGTGTACAATTCTATTTGCCGCGACTTGTTGATTCTGAAAAAACTAAATCTGAATCGAGAAGATTACGTAGGTTTAAAACTAACTTTAGATACTTAATTACCGCCAACCTGTTTAAAAACAAGTTATTGACTTATTACATAACTAAAGATGTTGGTTTAGAAATCAATAAAGAAAATTTACAAGAAGAAGAACTTCTCCAAAAATCTCTGAATAACCCTGAAAAAATAATCATTTCTTAAAGGTGGTGCGTAATTATGATTAAAATACAAAACAGAAGCCCCAAGTTTACGATCTTGTATCTCCCGACGAGATCGCTTAGATTTGGCGGCAAAGAAATTAAGACTATTACAGAAGAAGAACTTGCTTCTGATATGTTTAAAAAGAGAGAACAAGATTTTAGAGTTATCGAGGAAACTAAGAAACCCGTAATACAAAAAAGGAAAAGTAAAAAGACCTCAGACGCTGATAAACGTGCGACTGAGGCGGAATTAGAACCTATTAATTTAAATCTTAAGGAGGGGGAGTAGATGGCTAGTTATTTAACTCCTGGTGTTTACGTTAAAGAGCGTTTGGCCGATAAACCCATCCAGGGCGTAAGCACTTCTGTTGCGGGTTTTATCGGAATTGTGCCTAGAGGCATCCGTAACAAAGCAGTCATGGTATCTTCATGGCCGGATTTTATAAACAAATTTGCTTACGGCTTGTCTTCGCCATTTCTCGCAAATTCCTATTTATCATACTCTCTGTTTGGATTCTTTCTAAATGGAGGAACTAGGGCTTATGTTGTTGGAGTAGCAAGCGAATCCTTGGAAGAAGCTTCATTTACCTATAAAGATGCGGATGAAGGGGATATTTTAACAGTTTCTGCTATTGACGGCGGTACGTGGGGTAATGACTTAGCTGTTACATTAACTAAAAATGATTCCGGCGACAGATATAACTTCTCAGTATTCTACAAAGAAGAATTGATTACTACTTATAAGAATGTTTCTTTGCTATCTACCAGTTCTCGCTTTATTGAAAATATTGTTAACGGAGTGGATAAATTCATTAAGGTAGAAGTCAAAAGCGTCGAAAAAAATTTTGTTGCTAACGATCTTGGTGCGAAAAAGGCTTTAGCAGGTGGAATTGACGGAACTGCTGACTTGACTGATGATGACTTCATTAGTGCTGTAAGTGCTTTTGATTATGTGGATGATCTAAACATTTTGGTTGTGCCGGATTCCCAAAGTACTGCGGTTATTGCTCATTGCAATGCCTATGTCGAGGGTAGAGGAGACTGCATCTTTTTAATTGACGCGCCTGAAAACACAGATAAAGAAGACATTGTTACTTTCCGCAACGGCATTACTCAAACTAGCTATGGTGCTCTGTACTATCCGTGGATTAAGGTTTCTGATCCTATTGGTGTTACAGCAGACAAAACTAAATTTATTCCTGTAGCTGGACACATTGCAGGTATGATGGCACGGACGGATAGTAATAGGTCTGTTTATAAAGCTCCTGCTGGTATTATCGACGGGCGGTTATTTGGTGTACTGGATGTTAAATACCATGTAACTGACGCTGAACAAGAAACCATGAACCCGATTGGTATTAATGTGATTCGTTCCTTTAAAAATGAGGGTATTGTTACTTGGGGTGCAAGAATGTTAGATAACACCTATATTAACGTTCGGAGAGGTTTGAACTATATTAAGAAATCCTTGAAGAATAATATGCGGTGGGTTGTTTATGAACCTAATAATGAGCGCCTATGGAATAGAATTACGACAGTTATTAGGTCCTTCCTATTGTCCGAGTATAACAACAACCGAGAAGGGTTTAAAGGTAGCACTCCTGAAGAGTCTTTCTTCGTTAAATGTGACGGAGAATTGAATACTCCTGAAATTGTGCGACTCGGACAGGTAAAAATGCAGGTTGGTGTAGCTATCGCTGAACCTGGAGAGTTCGTAATCATCGAAGTCGGCCAGTGGGAAGGCGGCAGCTCCGCTCAAGAGTTATAAGGAGGTGTTAACTAATGGCTAGATCTAGAGCATACGACCCCTTACAAAGATTTAGATTTAGAGTATCCATTGCACCGGGCGACGGTCAACCAATGTATTTCGGATTTAGTCGGGTATCCGGCCTTGAAAAAGAGTATGAGGTTGCTGAATATGCTGAGGGTGGATATGAAGGCACACATAAACTCCCTGGTAAACTTCGGACTGGGGTTATTACTTGTGAGCGTGGTGTAGCAAGTCTTTCTGAATCTGCTACTAAACCTTTTGAATTAGTGGAACAGTTCCTTAACTCCGCCCGTGGTTTACGGTCTACCATTGTTATTGAGGAATTAGACTATCGTGGGATTACTCAAAGAACCCATGTCGTCGAGGAAGCGTGGGTATCTAAATTTACTGCACCTGAGTATGACGCTGCTTCTAGTGAAGTAGCTATTGAGTCTATCGAAATTCAATACGAGGACTTCAATACGGTACAGCGACTATAATGAAATTATAAACCGGGTTGGGCCTCTCAACCCGGTTTATAAAACAAAACACATATTGAAGGAGGAGCGATATTATGTCAAAAAATCAACTCAATGAAAATCAAAAGGGACTTGAAATTAAGGCTGACGAACTGGAAGTAGAAATGCTTTATGGTTACGTTGACAAAGAAGGTAATCAATTTAAAAAAGCAGTTATTAAGGAAATCAGCGGTGTGGAAGAGGAGGAATTAGGAAAGCCGGATATTAAAAATAACGTTGGTCGTAAAATTACTACTCTTTTGACTGGGTGTGTTATTAGGCTAATCGGAGAGAATGATCAGGTTTTAGAAAGGGAACAACTAGGTGAAAACAAGTGGGCCGATATTATGAGAAAACTCTTCTTAGGAGACCGTGACTACTTAGTATTAAAAATTAGAGAGTTTTCTTTTGGTGATGAAATGACAATAGATTCTATCTGTCCTAATTGTAATGATCGACTAAAAGTGGATTTTTATACTCATGAAATCGAGATTTTGCCTCTTAACACAGATCCGTTTAAAATTGAATTTGAATTACCGAAAGGTTACATGGACGCAGAAGGTAATATCCATACCCAAGGATTTATGCGTCTACCTAATGGAAAAGATCAGGAGATTATCGACCCCATTGCACGTAGAAATGAAGGTATTGCCAACACTACTTTAATTGCTAGATGTGTACAAGAATTAGACGACGTAAAAGTAAATCCTCAAGTATTTAGAAAATTAAGCAGCAAAGATAGGGAGTATTTAATCAAAACTTTAGCTGATGTAGTATTTGGTCCCAGATTTATTTTGAATGTAGACTGTGTCCAATGTGGTCGTTCCTTTGAAACTGGAGTACACCCAATAAATTTTATTTAACGGGTGCCTTATTCATTGAAGAGTTGTCAAGCATCATTGATTTAGGCGAACTTTGGTACGAATTTCATAGGATTTTTTACGGATACAAATGGAGTAGAGAAGATGTTAGAAAGTTAACTAGGTCAGAACGAAAACGTTGGGTGTCTGCTATTGAAGAAGAACGAAAACAGACGGGAAGAATCTTCGGAGGAGGGGGCTAAGAGCTATGGGAGCTATTATTCATAGGAATGGAATCATAATTGAAGTTATTGATAAGGCTACAGGCCCACTTCGCTCTATTGCCTCACAGTTACTGGGTTTTGATAAAACAACTAATAAAGCAACTAAACAGATCTCTGCTGGTTTTAAAAAGGTATTTGCTGGTATTAATAAAGACTTAACCCAAGGAGCAGACCGTTTTGAAAAGCATTTTCATAACTTATTTAATGATAGATATTATGAAATGATTAGTAAAATGGAAACTTATCGAACAAACATTCGAACTCAAATCCGCCAAATGACTTCAATGATTATGGCCGGTGTTGCTATGTCTATGTCTGGTATCACTTTAAAACGCACCGGTGAAAGCATTACTAGGATGATACGTGGTTGGACTGCCGCAGCATCAGAATTCCAAAAAACAATGTCAGAGATTTCGTTTTTGGGACAGGTTACTAGTACTACTGAACTTAATGCTTTAGAAAGGCATTTAACAAAATTAGGGGTCGAGTTGCCGACTAGTAACTTAGAAACTGCCCAAGCGGCTCTTGTTGCATTAAAAACGGGTTATGATGTCGAGCAAAGTAAGGAGCTTGCTCGACACGTATCCCTTCTTTCATTCTTTTCTAATGGTGCATTAGACGCGGCGGAATCAATGAAACTTTTAGATTCTATGATTAAACAAACCCATGAAGATTCGGGAAGATTGCTTGATATTTTAATTAGAACCATGACTGTTGGTCCTCTTGACATCGGTGAAATTGCTCGTGCTTGGCGAAGCTCTAGTGGCGCATACGCCAATCTTGGACCAAATATAGACTTACCTACGTTTATGGCTTTAATGACAGCCGCACGAACAGGACTAAATCCTAGACGTGCTGGATTTCTTCTATCGCAATTTAGCGGTTCTTTGCTTAACCTGTTTGATGCTAAGGGAGAGCGGGAGGAGATTTTTAAACAACTAGGTTTAACAAGACAGTTTTTAGAAGAATCTGATCCGCTAACCATTTTAGATACTATAAGTAAAAGATCTCAAAAATTATGGGGCGATACTTTAACTAGAATGTCTAAATTACAGACTCTATTTAACCGCGCCTCTATGTCTCTTATTGTTCAATATGAGAATTTTGAAAAACAACAAGGAAAAACATTACTACAAATAAGAGACGCAATTAAAGATGCCGAAGGATATACTGAAAAGTATCTTGAACGATTAATGAACACTTATTGGGGCGTTCAAGAAGTAATGGAAGGAACTAGAGAAACATTCAGAATGACTATGGGCAAATTGATTGCCCCTGCTGTAATTCCTGCAATGAAGAGTTTTCAAGGATTATTGGCGGTTATTACCAAAATCATTGATAATTACCCTGCTTTAGGAAAGACACTAGGGATTGGCGCAGGACTTACTGGTTTACTCTTTAGTGTGGGCGGAGCCGCTATGGTTGCTGGCGGTCAATTAGTATCCTTGTATGGTTCACTACAAAACATTGCACTACAATTGGCTTTTACAAGCGCCAAATCTTTCCGAGATTTTATGCACTTAGTAAAATCAGGGTCACTTTCTGTTAAGAGCGTTTTAGTTGCTAATTTCCTTAAACCTTTGGGTAGAATTAGCCTCAGTTTATTGAAAATACTTGGATTAATAGGATTAGTGGGTCTTGCCTGGGTAGCCGATTTTATGGGAATCAGATCAGGAGTAACCAACACCTTTAGACAGATTGGTAATGCTGCTGATAGAGCAAGAGAGCAAATTAAAGCCTTTAAAGCCGGTAAAGTGAGCGGTTCCGAACTAAAAGACCGTACAACCAATCTTTTAAATGGAAGCTTATGGGATAATCTTACAGGTAAAATAATTAAATTTAAAACCATATTTGAGGGTTTAAGTTATAGTTTAAGGCGCTATAAAGAAACCGGAAAATACGTAATCTCTAAAGAATTAATGTCCCTATTAACTGGTACTGACGTTGGGTCACTTGGTACGACTGTTAGTGCTCGTAGAAACTACTTATTAGAAGATTTTACTCAAATACTTAATATCATTACTAGGATAAAAACCTTCTTTGACGGATTTATTGAGGGTACTAAGTTTATTGGAAGAATTTTAAATATGACTATAATTACGCCCTTAAAAAAAATAACTGAACTAATTATGAAACTTGCTGACGGTTTGGGTGTTCCTGGGGCTTTTTTAGATACCTCTAAGATATGGAATGTAATCGGTAGAGTTGTTGGTAGTATTGCAGCAACAGCAGCAACAATTAGAGTAGGCCGGTTGGCTATGGGAATTCCAAACGCACTTTACAACTGGACTTTTGGTAAACCTATGGGAGGAGGCGTTGGTCTAGGAGCACTTAAAATGGGTGGTTTTCTTGGTAAAATGGGTAGTTTCCTTGCTGGGCCGTGGGGAATGTTAGCCATTATGTTATTAGGAACTTTATCCCAAGGTGAAGGAACTATACTTGAAAATATAAAAAATAATTTAGGAAAAGTATTAAACTACGTTAAAACAAAAGGTCCAGAAATCGTACAGAGTATTATATCAGGTTTAATTACTCATGGACCAGCAATTGCTAAAACGCTGGTTGAGATTATAATTGAAGCCTTTAAAGCTTTGCCTAAAGCCATCTGGAATATGATTGTGCCAACAGACCCAAAGGTTCTCGAAGAACGATACCGTAAAAAAGCAGATCCCAAGAATAGTAGTACTTTTAGTTTGGTGGTACGTACAATAATGGGCGAGCCTCTTGCAGGGCAGTATTCACCAGAACCAAAAAATATTTGGGAAAGGATTTTTGGTGTTAGTGCGGTAGAGTTGTGGAATAGGATGGCATCTCGTTTTGGAAAACATGCTCGTGGTGGATTTATTAATTCACACATTCTTACTCACGCGGGAGAAGACGGACCAGAGGTTATTATTCCACTAGGACATAAATATCGTAATCGCGCTGTTGAGCTTTATCAAGAAACGGGAAAACAACTAGGACTATCAGGTAACGAAAGCAGTAATGCAGGCATGGGATCGTTTATAGTTACTTTTGAAGAGAACTCAATCCAAATTAATATGCCCTCTGTAGATCCGTCAACCATTAGAGTAGCAGCGGAAGAATTATTCCGGCAATTTATTAAAAAGATTGAAGTTGAAAGTATGAGAAATTACTTACGTACAAAACCTTTAAAGGGGTGACATAAATGCCGTTAAAACCAGTAAAAGCAGTCATAATGGATATGATAACACAAGAATCAAAAGAATTTCAATTTAATCCAACCCCAATTAATGAAGAAATTTCAGTATTTTATAGTGAAATAACTTCTCCAGGTTTAGCACACCCTTTGTTTCAGTATGTCAGAGGAGAAGCAGATATTATTACATTTACTATCCAGCTTGATGACCTTGGAATGTATTCAGGATATACCGAAGAATTTTTAACATTCATGGAGAGGTTTAAACCAGAACAGACGGGTAGGTTTAAACCTCCCCCACCTGTTATAATTGCTTATGGAACTCTTTATCGAAAAGGATTAATTACTAGTATGCGTCTTAAAAGGGATCGTTTTGATCCAACGTCTCTTAGTACGATTAGAGCTACCTTGGATATTTCTATTAAATCATTGCCCGATATTTAAGGGAGGGAATAAAATGGCAGTACATTTAGGTTCACGATATGCACAATCATCTATTATTCCTCATGTAGATAAGGATAAAGGTCTGGTACCTTTGCTCAGCCGAAGAACTAAATTTATTCCGCCTAGTGACGCTCAATATATAAATCATGAAGTTGTAAATGGTGACACTCTTGACTTTTTGGCTTATAAATATTTATATAATCCTAATTATTGGTGGGTTATTCTTGATTGTAATAGCCAATTCTTTTCGCCGTGGGAAATTAAACCAGGAACAATCCTTAGAATTCCCACCCCCAAAACACTAAGGAGTGGTTTAAATGCCGTATAATCCCCCACATCAACATGGGCTGCTTACACCGTACTTTGAGATTTACATAAACGGAAAAGAAGTTGAAGATAAATTATATGATTTGGTACAAGAAATAACGTATGAAGATCACGAAAGTGGTTCGGATTTGGTATACATCCACCTTGCTGATCCCAGTTTTTACTTTATTGACAATCCTCTTATTGTTAAGGGGGCCAAGATAAAGATTCGCGGCGGGTGGGTAAATGACGTAGTAGATTGGTTAGATGGATATATTTCTCTTATTGACGTAGAGTTTCCTGAAGATGGAGTCCCATTAATAATCATAACTTGTATGGATGAGTCCTTCGCGTTAGATAAATTTGATAAAAAGGCAACTTACACTGAGATGACTTTCGATCAATTAGTTAGTACAGTAATTCAAAATGGAGGCTATAAATTAGAAATAGATCCTAATGCCCCCAAACTTGAAAAGGTTTATGAGGAATTATCACAAGCTAACGAAAGCGACTTAAAATTCTTACTGAGAATTGCTGAAGAAAATAAAATTGGGCTAAAAATTAAGAACGGTAAAATTACTTGGTGGCACTTATTTGAAGAACCGGTAGTACAGACTGATTTACATTGGCGGGAATATCCATATAATTTAAAACGAGCAAGCTTTAGGTATGTTTTGGCTGATGAAGAGACTAATGTTGAAGTAGAAAATGTTGATATTGACACTAAAGAGGATCAGAAAGGAGTTGCGAGTCCTGAAACTCCAATTGCCGAATATTATAAGGACGACACAGATACTTGGCGGTTGAGGTGATAGTATGGCAGCAATACAAGAGTATGAACATAGGGGATCGTACTGGGAGGGTATTGAAGCCCCTTCTATTTCTGAACCAGAACAACCCCCACAACCATCGGCCCAACAAAGCGCGGTACAGAGTGAGGCTGATCAAATTGCAAAAGAAGCCAGCTATGTTTTAGAAGGCACACTTGATATAACAGCGCCTAATCCCCATCTTAAATCACGGCTAGGGGTAAAGCTTTTAGGGTTGGGTAAAAATTTTTCTGGAATATATAACGTAATTACTGTAGTTCACCATATTACATCTACAATGTATGCACAAAAGGTTGAAGTAAAACGAAACAACCTAAAATATGCGCCTGAACCTTCTGATGATGTTCAACCTAGTGTAGAACATACTCCTCCGCCGGTGGTTGATATAAGTAAACCTATCTATCATACTGTTGTTGCAGGAGATAGTTTATGGTCGATTGCAGAAAAATATTACGGGGATGGACGGAGATTTACCCTTATTGCAACTGCTAATGGGATTAGTTCAACTGCGGATTTAGTTGTAGGGCAAAGACTATTAATCCCGATACGTTTCCGTGGGCATGGCGCTACTGGGTCATGGTAATGTAAAGGAGGATTACTATGCTAAGTAGAACAGGACTTCCTTTAGTAAATCAATTAGGTAGCGGTATTAAAAGATATTGGGGAAAATACCGGGGCATAGTAACCAATGTTGAAGACCCCGAATATAAAGGAAGAATAAAAGCAAGAATACCCCGCGTTTTAGGAGAACATGATTGTAATTGGGCTTTACCTTGTGCACCCTTTGCAGGAGATTTATATGGAATACAGTTTCTGCCAGAGCCTGGAGATGGGGTTTGGATTGAATTCGAGGAGGGTGACCCAAATAAACCGCTGTGGGTAGGATTTTGGTGGAAGCCTGAAAATCTGCCTGTAGGAGGTTATGACGATTATACTCATCAACGACGGTTTGTTTGGGTTCCTGGAGATTTATATATAGAATTTAATTCTTCTTCAGAAACGCCCCGGGGAGATTCAGCTAAAGCGCCTTACATTAGGATTAGACATGCTTCGGGTACAGAAATTGTATCAGAAGCTAATGGTAATCTCTCTTTAAGAGCTAAGGGTGGCCCAGATGCAGAAGAACACCTTATCCATTTAGATGTAGAAAATAAAAAGATAAATATTTTATCCGCCGGAGAAAACCAGATCTTAATTGATGATAATGCACCTTTAATTAAGGTGGTATCTAAAGATAAAGTTGTTGTGGAAGCTGAAGGGGATGCCACCGTTTCAGCGGGCGGAAATGTGGGTGTTGAGGCTGGAGGAAGCGTTACTGTAAGTGCAGGAGGCTCTGCAACAATTAGTGCGTCTTCGGCAAGTATAGACGCTGGATCGGTAAGTATTGCCGGAGGCGGTCAGCCAATAGCTAGGGTGGGTGATTTAGTAGAAGTTGCCTGCCCTACACACGGGTCTCACGTAGGAACAATAACACAAGGTTCTAGTAAAGCAACCTGTGGTTAAATAGAGGAGGTAGATATTATGTATGATCCTTGGAAACAGTTAACAGTAGGAGAGTTAATTCCCAGTTTAGATACTAGTAATCCTAATTCTATGCTTTCGAAAGCTAAGAAACACGCCGAAGATACCTACAACGATTTTAGTAAGAAGGTTAATGATTTAAACATTTTAACAGCAGCTGTTAATCAGCTTAAAGTAATTGCAGAACAAGCTAAAGATGCGACAATAAATGTTGCTGATTCTATTAGTCAAACCGGATTCCATTGTACTGTAATTAAAGATGTTGTTGGAAAGGTAAATTTCATCCAGGAAATTGAAAACTCCTTACTAGACCCAGACGCTCCGCAAATTAACCCCTCTACTTGGGTAGGGTGTGTTATGTTATATGTTACTGGAACATCACTAGAGGAAATCAGCGGCAAAATTGAGGACTTGAAGAAAATTTTACAGGGGCTGTAACCAAGGCGGTGATTAAATGGAGATTCGTAGAGGTATCTCGTTTCCTTTTCGCTTTAATAGCAGAGGGGGAGTAGCGATTAGTGAATCTAATTATTATGATGATGCACACACAAAAGAATCAATTATGCAGATCCTTTTAACCTCTATTCATTCTCGTGAAATGAACCCCGAATTTGGTTCCGCCATTAAAAACACTATCTTTCAAGGAAATAATCCCTCATATGATACTATTGCTATCAACTATATAAAAGAAGCATTGGCAAGGTGGGAACCAGAAATAATTGTTAAAGATGTACAGATTATTAGAGAAAAATCCACGGTTACCATCCAGGTAACATATACAAACAGGCGCACGTATAAAACTACATCTATTTCAATTCCGGTAGGAGGTGAAAATAATGAATAAATACTTAGCTAAAGACTATGAAGGATTTAGAGCTGAACTTATTAGCCTTATTCCTAAAAAGATCCCTGAATGGACTGATCTTTCGCCTTCAGACTTTGGAATTGTGTTGCTTGAAATGTTGGCTTATGGTTTGGATATTATTTCATATTATCAGGATAGAATTTGGGAAGAGTCTTACCTTTCTACTGCCGAACAACGTAAATCCGTAATTGATCTTTGTAAACTCATTGGTTATGAATTAAAAGATGCTACTCCTGCATCTACTTATGTGGTTTTTGAGATTACACCTGATCCAAATAAGGCAATGGTTATTCCTAGAGGTTTTCCTGTTTCTACTCGGCCTACCGGTAGAGAGGAGCCTATTATATTTGAATTGGACGATGATTTAATCATTCCGGCGGGTAACAATGGCTTAGAAATGGAGAATGGTGAATATATTTATAAAGTAAAGGTAACCCAAGGGATAACTGTTCATAATGAGATTGTTGGTTCGAGCACGGGACAACCTTATCAAGTATTTAAACTAAGGCACCAAAATATTATTACACCTTCTCTGAACGTATACGTGGATGAAGGAAGTGGATTTATACGATGGACAGATGTAACTAATAGATTAGTACAAATTACGGAGGATGGAAGAAGATATTGGCACGAAAAAGATTCTGATGGCTATACATTTATCCGCTTCGGAGCAGGTTTAAAAGGTCAAATACCTCCTGAAGGTATTAATAACATTCAAGCTACTTACAGGGTAGGGGGTGGAGCACATACTAATGTTGGGAGCAATATGATTACTCGTATAGTATCACCCTTATCTCGAATGAAGCGTGTGTTTAATCCAGAACCCGCCAAAGGCGGGAGTGATAGTGAGTCTATTGAATCGGCAAAGAGAAATGCTCCATTGTATTTAAAAACAGGAGATCGTGCTGTAACTAAATCTGACTATGAAACTTTGGCAAGAAAAGTACCAGGAGTAATTGACGCTTATGCAGAGGGCGACGCTTCTAATAGATTTCTCGTTCATGTGTACGCACTTATCGAACCTAATATGATAGAAGAAGAGGTTTTGCAGAATATAAAACTGGCGCTGGATGATATTAAAATTATTAATACTCAAATTGAAACCCATAAAGCGCCGGAACAAAAAGCCTTACTATCTATGGATGTCAGAATTGGAGACTTATATAGTAGGAATTTAACTAGAGCAACCGTTAATGAACTTATTACTAGTACTTTTAGTACTATAAATAGGCAAATTGGTAAGGGTATAAGTCTTTTTGAACTATATCCGCTGGTTTCTCAAGTAGAGGGGATTATGAACTTTGTAATTAATAGATGTACAATTAAACCTTTCCCTATGTCAATTATTGTTTCGGGCAATCCTTCTTGGTCAGAAATAGAAGTAAAACCTGCAAATAATCTTCGCGGAACTTGGAAGGTACTTATGACCAGCTCCAATGAATTTGAAGTATATTTCAGTACTACAGGGGAATTTACTGGAGAAGAAATATTTAAGGGAAATGGAGAGTTTGATACTCCATTTACTTCTGACAACGGAGAGATAACCTTTACAATTAGTGCAGGAGATGTTCCTATGGTAGAAAACGATTACTGGTTATTTAAAACACAACCATATAAAGATGATATTGTTATAGAGCCAAACGAGTGTTTGGTATTGGATGCTTTAGAGATTAACGTGGAAGGCGGGAATGAATAATGCTACAAATAACTCAAATACGGGGAGAACCTCTATTTTTAGGACATTCGAATAAACTTACTTGGAAAAACCCTATAGACCCTAACTTTAAAGAGACTGTTGTAATACGTTATCACGGTCATTTCAGTCTTGATCCGGCCTCCCCATTTGGCTTAGAAATTTACCGTGGAACAGCTACAGAAATCTATGACTACCATAGAGAAAATCCTGCGGTACTACGTTTTTCTGATCTTCCTGACTATGACTCTTTGCCCGATCCAGAAAAAGAAAAGTGGTTAGAGGGAGAACAAACCTACTATTATACGTTTTACGCGGTAGATAAAGAAAATCAATACCATGCAACGGCTTTAAGTACTTGTGCTGTTACTACGACAAAAAGGTATTATATTGGACAATGGCTTTATAATTTACTGCCGGAGGTTTACAGAAAATATGATGAACAGACCTTGGCGTTAAAGAGATTTTTTGATATAATAGGGATAGAATTGGACTTTATTTACTCATTAATTAATGTTTCCCAAGGAAAATATAACACCTTACAAGCTAATCCTGATTTACTATCATTTATAGCTAAAACTCTTGGTTGGGACATAGATTCTACGCTTCCAATTAATATTCAGCGCATGGTTTTAGCAAACGCTGTTAGACTTTATAAATATATTGGGACTAAAAAAGGAATATCTTCTGTAGTTCGTTATTATTCTGGCTTTCCTGAAACTTCTTATATTTATGAGACGTATCAGAAAATCTTAAAAACCTTGTATTTTGGAGTAACGGATGACGACCCTATTACAAACATCGAAAGTAAAACACCTAATTTTGACGATTTTGATAAAGATTCATTATATTTTACTTGGGACTTCAGACCTGATGCATCAATTTCTTCGGACACCTTCTTTATTGAAATTGCACCAACTTATCCAATTTCAGAAGAAGAAAAGCAGCTCATAATTACGAGGGTATCTAGGATAGTGGATACTTTTAAACCGATTAATTCTAGATATGAGATTAGGGTGTTATAAGGGGGGAAAGTAAATGGCAAACATAAGCCGAAACTCATTTCAACCCTCACAAAACTATGATAAGGTAATTATTCAACAGGGAGTACCGATTACTGATTACGATTTAAATGAGATGCAGGATATTATACGCTACAGTCGTAGAAAGCTTGTTATAGAAATTTTTGGAAATTGCTTTATTGAAGACGGGTGGAAAATCGTAGGAATTAATGAAGTTAATAACTTCCAAATTAAAGCCGGTGCTTGTTATAGAGAAGGTTATCGTATTGCTTTACCGGCTGATACTACTGCTACCGATTATGGACTCACTTTAACCACGCCGACAGAAGATAGAACTGATGTAGTATATATAGATTTTTATGAGGTTGAGATTGATTCTGCGGCTGATCCCGCTATTATTCATCCAAAATTAGCTGATGCGGGTATTGAACCTTCTCGAAGAATTAAAATAAAGGTAGATCTAAGAATTGCAGAAGGAGGGTCTCTTCCTGTAGATGGCAGCGGACATTACTATATCCACCTAGCCGATATTAACAGGGTAGGCGGAAATGCGCTTATAACTCCCGATATGGTAGTTGATAGAAGGGTATCTACAGAAAGCTTTATTGGTCATACTAGTAACCAAAACAATCCTCATAAGGTAACTGTAACCCAAATTGGCGCAGTAGCTTTAGATGGTTCTAGTCAAATGACAGGAAAACTTAAAACCCCTGG